TTATTTTCTCCTTTCCTCAGAACACGACCTATAGATTGAAGGTTCCTCACTCGGGACTTAGAAGGACTGGCGAAAATAACATTATGTAGTTTTTTGATGTTAATCCCAGTGGAGAAAGTTCCATAGGATGCAATGATGATAGAATTATCAGAGATCTCAGTTAGTCTGCGAATCTCTTCCCTATCTTCTACATCAACACCACCATGCACAAAATGCACGGGTTGATCTGTACCACTATTTATCAGGTTGTAAAGAGGCACTCCATGACGCTCTACATAGTTAAAGAGGATGAGTGTATTTCCTTTGAGATCCCACGCTAAATTGCGGATGAATTTGTTTCGTCCCTCGTGCTCAACTAGATATCCAATCTCATCCTGATACCCCTCAAATAATTTCTCCTCGTGTTTGAGAAGAATGATTTTGACTTTGAGTTTGGCGACATGCCCTGCTTTCATTAACTGGTTTGTTCTTGTAACTTGTGTGCAACGTCCGAAGAGTCCTTCTAATACAAGTTGATTGACGTTTGCACCATCTAAAGTTCCAGTAAAACCGATTCGATATTTACACTCATGCAACTTAGACATCAGCGTAGTAAGAGATTTGGCTTTGAATTGGTGCGCCTCGTCACCAATCACCACGTCGAACCTGTCAAACCATTTTCTAGGTTCCTTGTAAATAGATTGCCAAGTGGTAATTACCACGCTATGTTCCGTGTATTTTTCTGCCCCAGCATATATTTTGTGGCAGTCTTTGGTCGCCATCCATCCATATTCTTCAAAGTCTTTATACATCTGCTCGACCAGAGAAGTCGTTGGGACTACTATTAAAACATTCCTGTTAACATTAGTGTGGAACCTGACTAATGCATAGATCATTAAAGATTTGCCTGATGCTGTGGGCGACAGCAGCAACCTTCTATTATATTTCAGTGCTTCGTAGATCGCTTTATATTGATAATCTCGTACCTTCAGACTCGGGGGTAGGTGCAGTGATTTTACAAAACCTACAACCGACTTGGGAGTGATCATTCCATTCTCACTTAATGGATGACCAAAATACTTACACTCTTCTAATTTATATTTGTATCCTTTTTCGTCTGCCCAGTCCATTAGATAATCAATGAGACCACAGTAGATCTCACCTGTGCCTGGCGAATATAAACGAATCTTTCCGTCCCAACCTTTATAACGTCGAGTCTTCTGCATAAACTTTGCAGACTCAACTTCAAAGGTGAAGAAATCTGCTAACTCATAATTGATGTGAGGTTCTGCCTCAACCTTAAGATACACTTCATTCTTCTTACAAATACGGAGGTCCATAAAACCATGCTACAATCGATTTCCTAACTCCAGATGTGATAGGGCGAACCCTATGCCATTGATCACCTTGGAAAAAAATTGCAGACCAAGGTTTCAACTTAAAAGTCTTATACCTTGGATCTGCATCTGGTCTATATATCTCCAAATCAAACTCGCCCCCTTCGTAATCATCATTTAAGAAGAGGGACATACTAATTTTTCTTATGGTGTTATTGACAGGTCTTAGATGCTGATCTACATGCCAGTCATAAAAGTCTCCTTCTCCATAGACACCAAACTGCACAGATTCTACGCCAGTGATATTTAAATTCCAATGTGCAGATCTATTGACTGATTTAACCATACGCAAAAGCATGACTAAGAGATCTCTATCCCTTAACCATGCTACCTCAGAACTTCTGGTTGATCTTTGACTACTATGTAACTCCCCTCTTTTCCAATCTAAATCAGTGGAGATTGCTTTATTAACTACTTGTTTCGCTTGGCGATTAAATTCTACTTCTTTGTAGTACAGTCCATAATTCATTAGAAACCACTCTTAAATTTCTCCCATTCAATCGCATTCTTAATTTGAAAATTGCGGTTATTGATCTGCCGCAACACGCCTTCTAAGAATGCTAGAACTGTTTCTATGTAGTCTATCTTATACTGTAGTTTAGTAATGTCTTCATCTGCATCTATAAACATAGAGATCTCTTCTTTCGTCGTTAACTTCAGATCGAAAGGCATCTCTTTATACTTTGCAGCAGGTGCTTTACCCTTGTAATATAACCACTTCTCTTTTGTCATTCGACGCATTTCAATCTCACGTTCTTTCTTCATCAAAGAGAACGTATTGAAGAACTCCATATATCTCATATGAAGTTGTGGGATCTTAGTAGATTCTTCACAGTAAAGATCATTATCGATCTTACTGTCCGTCTTCCACATCTCCTGCAGTGTTTCTAGATTCATCACGAAAATACTTAAATTTCATTGCTTGAAGGAACCAAGCGTCGGTCAAACATTTAGGTCCATCCATTATAACACGAGCTTGCTTAGCATTGACACTAGGGTCAGCAAGCGCACGTTTTTTCCATTCTGGTAATTCACTCATCGGCGTGTTTGAGAGTTCGCGTTTCTGACTTCAAAGATAGTATATTTAAAAGTACAGGTTGCTGTGAAGTATTCATTATCGCTGCCCGTTACATCAAATGCAAGTGTTGATAACTCTACTGGAAATAAATCTTTGAATACAACATCGAAGTTAACACGGTTGTTATTGTTCAGAACTTGTAACGTAGCATCAGAGAACCTGGGATCTTGAGTAGGATCTTTTCTATGCAGATCTCTCCATTCCTTTCTCTCTGCTAACTCTTGCGGAGTACCTAATGCACGCATCCAGTTGTGCAGTTCCATGTAGTTCTTTAGATCTTCATCTACAATGAAACTGATTGTGAGATCCCCGTATCTCATGTTGCCTTCAACAGGAATCGGTACTAATCCTCTAGTTGGGATATTAACTTCACCCAAACTCATTGTAGGAATCTCTGCTCTCTGGCATAAGAACGATGCTTTCCGTGCCTTATCGAGGAGAAAGATAAACCCGATAGGGGAAAGAAAGTTTTTATTTGTGAGTTGGTCTTGATACCAGTTTGCCATAACTTTAGATATTGGAGTTTTCTACCCAACCAGTTGCAATATATTTATCTCCACTGATAGGGGGATTACCTCTATGGGTGTGAGTAAATCCACCTGGCCAAATAAGCATTCTTCCTTTGATAGGTTTGAATCTCTTTGCAAGATATAAGAACTCAGTTTCTCCGCCCTCCTCAACATCATTAAGATACATCATGTGTGCAAGGACTCTTCTAGTACATCCTTTGTTAGCATCTTCAGCGTGCCACATATGATATCCGCCTGTTTTGCAAGTCTTCTGAATATTAAGATATGCAGATTGTAAGTTATACATCATAAGACGTTCATACTTTCTTGCATATTCATTTAATGCAATATTCAAAACCTGATTATATCTCTTCAGATATAAAGAGTTCATGTTTTTATCGATCATGAATGATTCCATTTCTGGAGGACCATTCGATTCGTCCATAAAATAATCAATAGGAAGACATTGATCTTTTCTAGTGTCAGCCATCACCTTTCCATTACTTTCAAAACCTTTTCGATCGAAAGCAATGTTACACTCTCTGCAGTGTTCAAAGAAATTGATGAACTCAGTGGGATCAAACTCGGTATCAAAGATACCAATGAAGTCCTCAAAACGAACGTCAGTAATCATAATCTAGAAGTCGGTATAGTTATTTAGTTCTTAAACGAGCATCCCCTTATCACTCATAAAATGAAGAGTCTCTTTAAGAGTACCACGATGTTGCATTCCTAGAGCAATCATAGGATATTCAGCTTCTTGACCAAACTCATCACGAAACTGTGTTTCTGTAAAATCTTTATTCAATTTGTATACAATAGTTCCTGACATATGAACTGCATCCATAAGAGCGGCAGCTCTTTCACATTCTTGATTGCCGTTGCTATAAATGATTGCTTTCATTTTTCTTTATATAAAATTGAAATTTTTCTGGTCTCTGTGCCTTTGTAATCAACTAAAAGAGAATGATGAACTTCTGCATCTAAAAGTTCAGCAATTTTCTCTACCAAGTTATTTGCAATATTCAGTTCAGTTACTTTTTTGCCACTCATCAATTTTTTCTTGCGTAGGAACAATGATTCGGAAGGCAAGACCCTCCTCTTCAAACTCTTCATTCATTTTTTCATATGTCTCAGGAGTAATCTTCTCAGTCACGTTGCCTCCAATCGTCTGGTTTATCTCTCTGGAACCAATCTACAATCTCATCAGCACCTCTGAACCCCGTTGTATGGTTAGATGGGTCGGGGTCACCTAATCCCATCCTATTCAGAAAATCGTCGGTACTACCTTCTTCAATACCTTTGGATTGGCGTCTTGCTTTGTTCAACCAATCTCTAGCAAGGGTATGAGACTTTGCTAATTTTTCTGCCCAGATCATGTCCTCTAGGGGGACTTCTTCGTTGTTAGCGATACACCTACAAATAGACTCCAGTCGGAGTCGGTACGCGGTCGAAAGCATAAATCTACACCAGATACAGTGTTATTTAGAGTCTAACATAGAGGTTAGTTCCTCTGTTTTATTCCAGTCAGCATATGCAGACTCAGATCTTTCACCCAGAATGTCTAAGATATCCTCACGAATTTGATCGTTAGGAACATAGTCGTCCAAATATTTGTCCAGAGCTTCTTTCAGGTATCTTTTACGATGCCACTCAGGGGAATATGGTTTATAGTCCATGATGTAAATATCAGGTATAAATTTATTTAGCATAAAAAAAGAGGGGCTTTATGCCCCTCTACACTTCCTTCACACGGTAAGAGTATTTATAGGGTTTTGTTACATAAGAACTCCGCGACAGATACGTTTACATTGTGATTGATTTGATAGATCGCATTCAATCAGACACTCGTAGTAGTCATTCATTTTCTCATTTTCGATGTCTAAGTCATCGATCGTGTCTTCAAAATGACGCCATTCGTCTAGTTGATTACGCGATAGGATGTTGTGCATGATCTCACTCCATAACTGGGAACAATAATATAGGAAAGGGTAGGGATCATTTTTCCACCTCGCTTAATTCTATTACTACTTATATTCAATGTGTGCGTTTTCTGACTCCTCTAAACAACATGTGATTTTTGTATTGATTACTACATGAAAGTTTGTTAACAAAAAAAAGGGGACCCGAAGGT